TAACGGAGAAATTATTGGTGAACCAACTTTGTATCTTGATGGCGCCGAAGAAATACTGGCAGGACAAATAGAAGGTTGCGGCTCTGAGATTGCACCCCTCTACACATCCCCACCTACGCTATCGCTGGCACAGCGCACATGGGTAGGACTTACGGATGAGGAAGTAAGCGAGGTGTTTGGTGGCGACATACACGCCGAGCATAGTGGTGAACTACGTTTTATCCGAGCCATCGAAGCCAAACTGAGGAGCAAAAATGAAGACCGTTGAAATGGCGCGGGAGGCTGGCTGGAAAGACCTGCGTGACTATGACTCACAAATGCGGCATGACTTTTTTATGGGCAACTTAGACTCGCTTGAACGCCTTGTCGAACTTGTTCGTGCTGACGAACGTGAGGCGTGTGCAAAGGTGTGTGACGATTTGTACCGTGTTTGGGTCTCAACAGACAATGACGACATCAATCCACCGGACGCTTTGGACTGCAAGATAGCCATCCGAGCAAGGAGCAACACATGATACTTACTTCCTCTAAGTTCCTGAGACATATAGCCTGTGATCACTGTGGAAGCACTGACGCTAACAGCCTTTATGATGATGGTCACACACACTGCTTTGCCTGTAACACTACAGAGCATGAGCACGAGAGCGAAGACAGATACGCAGCACGTTACAACATGGCACGTAAGAACGTGACACAAATGAATATTAGTACACCGGGACTTATGAAATCAATCCCTGATCGAGGAATCAGTCAGGCAACCTGTGAGAAATATGGAGTAACAACCGATGGAGACATGCAGTATTATCCTTACTTTAACGGAGATGGAGTTAGAACGGCTGTTAAACAACGCACTGTTTCTACAAAGAAATTCTCCATCTCAGGAGAATTCACAGGAGCAACTCTATTCGGTCAGTCTCTCTTTCACTCAGGAGGAAAGGCTATCACCATCACAGAAGGAGAGCTTGACGCTCTCGCTGCTTTCCAAATGCAAGGATCTCTTTATCCTACAGTGAGTATCAGGAACGGTGCTCAGGCTGCTCTGAAGGACTGTAAAGCCCAATATGAGTGGTTGAATAGCTTTGACTCTGTGGTGATCTGCTTCGATGGTGACGAGCCGGGGAAGAAGGCTGCTAAGGAAGTGGCTGAACTGTTCGGTAACAAAGCCAAGATCATGCAGTACAAGGATGGTTACAAAGATGCTTGTGAGTACCTGATTGCAGGGGCTACTAAGGAGTTCGTTAATGCTTGGTGGAGGGCTGCTCCCTACGTACCTGATGGTATCGTTAACGCTGCTGATCTCTGGGAGGAAATCTCCAAGCCAGAGCCTGTGGCAGAGGCACAGTACCCGTGGAAGGGCTTGAATAAGCTATTGTACGGTATCCGTCCTGCGGAGCTAATCACTGTCACTGCTGGAAGCGGGTTGGGTAAGAGTCAGTTCCTCAGGGAGATTCTGTACAATCTGTTAAAGACTACAAGTTGGAACATTGGTGGGTTGTTCTTGGAAGAGTCAACACGTAAGACAGCACGGAGCATTATGAGCCTCCATGCTAACAAACTGTTACACTTGCCCGATACACCAACAACTGAACAGGAATTGAAGGAGGCATTTGATGCTACTCTTGGAAGCAATCGTATATACCTTTTTGACCATTTCGGTAGCAGTGATGTTGATAACATTAGTAACCGTATTCGATACATGGCTAAAGCGTGTGATTGTAGGGTTATTTTTCTTGATCACATTAGCATTGTTGTATCTGGTCAGGATCTTGGGGATGAGCGAAAAGCTATTGACAATATGATGACCAAGCTACGCACACTTGTACAAGAACTTGACATTACTTTGATCTGTGTAAGCCATCTCAAAAGGCCCACAGGCAACCAAGGTCACGAGGATGGCGGTAGTGTGTCTCTGTCACAGTTGCGAGGCTCAGGTGCTATTGCACAGTTGAGCGATGCAGTGATTACTTTGGAGCGTAACAGCATGGCTGAGAACGAGAATGAGCGTCACTTGACCAAGATTGCAGTGGCTAAGAATCGTTACAATGGCGAGACAGGCCCTGCTTGTAAGTTACAATACAATGAAGTTGAGGAGGAAGTGCTATGACAGCATGGCATGGTGGTAAAGGATCATCTAGCCGACCAAGGCAGGTTAGTAACGAGGACTATGCAAACCGATGGGATGCTATCTTCCAGAGAGACAAAGAGGAAGAGCCTGTAGGTAAAGCCTTGGAAGAGGAGCCATTGAAGGATGATGAAAATGATTAGCATCGAACACCTTATCGTAGGTGCAACTGGAGTAGGATACCTGATCGTAGGTGTGCTACAATGGAGCAAGGGAGAGATCTCTAACGGGATGATCTGGACAGGGTACGCCTTTGCTCAGATTGGCCTTTGGCTTAACATTAAATGAGGAAGAAGATCATGCCTGATATTTCAATGTGTAACGACTATTCCTGTCCTCAGTTTGACAAGTGCTATCGAGCACAGGCTAAACCTAATGAATATCGTCAGAGTTACTTTAAAGACTCTCCTCGTGACAAAGATGGTTGTAATTACTTTTGGCCTCTGGAAGAAACAAATGAGAATAGTTCTGGACATAGAAACAAACCTAGCACACGACAAGATTCACCTAGTCGTGACTAAAGACATTGACACTGGAGAAGTACGCAAATGGACAGTAGCAAGCAACCTGCCGGAGTTTTTAAAGGGCGCATCGTTGATAGTCATGCACAACGGCATTTCTTTCGACGCGCCTGTATTGAATCGCTTATGGAAGACGAAGATTCGATTGAATCAAGTGTACGATACGTTGATAGTAAGCAGGCTTCTCGATCCGAGCCGAGAGAATGGACACAGCCTCGAAGCATGGGGACAAACACTAGGCTTTCACAAGATTGATTATGCTAGGGTTTGGACATGGCTTATGGATCGTCCTCAAGCGTATGCTGGTGAGTGCTTTGACAGCCCTCATCACGGGCTTCTTGCTGACTACTGTGTACGTGACGTTGAAGTAACTGCTAAACTGTATCTCAGGCTGGTCAATGACTTCAATGAGAAACAGTTCAGTCTTGAGTCTTTGGAACTTGAACAGAGTGTTGCAGCTATCATCGCTCAACAAGAAAGGAATGGGTTTAAACTTGACCAAATCTACGCAACCTGCTTACTTACTGACATCAAGTCAAAAGTGGCAGGAATATATGAGCGAATGCAACAGAGATGGCCTCCTGTCACTGTTGAACGAATCTCTGACAAGACAGGAAAGAGACTCAAGGATAGCGTGGTTACTTTCAACCCCGGAAGCAGACAACAGATCGGAGAACGACTGAAGGAGCTTGGTTGGAAGCCCAAGGAGTTTACAGAGAACGGACAAGCCAAAGTGGATGAAACCATCTTGTCTAACATCAAGATTCCAGAGGCTCAGGTGATTGCTGAATATCTGATGTTGCAAAAACGTGTAAGTCAGATAGAATCATGGATGGAGGCGGTAGGTAAGGACGGTAGAGTACACGGTAAGGTAATTACCAATGGTGCTGTTACCGGACGGATGACCCATAGCAGTCCTAACATGGCTCAGATCCCCAATGCAGGTTCCATCTACGGGCCTGAGTGCAGGGAATGCTGGACAGTAGAGGATGGTAATGTGTTGGTAGGTTGCGATGCTTCAGGTTTGGAGCTTCGTATGTTGGCTCATTATATGAAGGACAATGATTATGTCAGAACAGTTACAGAAGGAAGTAGCAAAGATGGTACAGACGTACACACAGTCAACCAGCGAGCTGCTGGACTATCTACCAGAGATAACGCTAAAACCTTCATCTATGCCTTTCTCTACGGGGCTGGAGATGCTAAGATTGGAAGCATCGTTGGAGGAACTGCTAAAGTTGGTAAAGAACTCAAATCAAAGTTTCTTAACCAAACACCCTCACTTGCAAGACTCATCGAGCGAGTCGCAAAGCAAGCCTCAAAAGGATGGGTTCCCGGACTTGATGGGAGGCGCATTTGGGTTCGATCCGAGCACTCTGCTCTCAATTCGCTCCTCCAAGGTGCTGGGGCAATAGTAATGAAGAAGGCTCTTGTGTTGTTTGATGACAAGGCAAGACGCAACAAATGGATGGTTAAATATGTGGCAAATGTCCACGATGAGGCACAGCTAGAATGCCCTAAAGATATTGCTGAAGAGGTTGGTAAAGCTTTTAAACAGAGTATAATTGAGGCAGGGGAGCACTACAAGCTTAGATGTCCTTTGGACGGAGAGTACAAAATAGGAAAGAATTGGCGTGAAACCCATTGACATTCTAGGAAAGTAGTGTAGAATATAGGTAAGAAGCGAGTGTGGTGAAACTGGTCAACACAGCAGATTTAAAATCTGCCGCCGTAAGGCTTGCGGGTTCGAGTCCCGCCACTCGCACCAAACACGACAGATCGGAAAGACGGTCACTTTCATAACATTTAAAGGAAATCAAATGGACAACAAACC